ATGTATTAATACTATTGCTACTCATTGTGCGAAATTTGAACCTTTGCATTATCAAAATGATACCAATATAAAGGGAGATATTAATTATCTATTGTCCAATCAGCCAAATGAAATTATGACGCCTTATGATTTTATTTATAGAACTATTTCTTTATTGTATTTACATAATAATGCATTTGTATATATTGATAAAAATGATCAAGGAATGATTACTGGATTTTATCCTATCAACTATACTACCAGTGATTTCGTAAAAGATGCATCAGGTAATTTATATTTGCAATTTTATCTATTGAATGGTCAACAATATACTTTACCTTATGATAATCTAATTCATCTGAGAAGATTTTATAACGATAATGATTTATTAGGTAGTAGTAATTCTGTATTAAATTCTGCAATACAAAATCAAATGACTGCAGAAGAGGGAATTGGGATAGCTATTAAAACATCTAATGCGTTTAAAGGTATATATCAAGTGAATCAAAATCTAAAAGAAGATGATATTAAAAGAAATCAAAAAAATTTTGTAGAAGCATTTATTAATGAGAATAACTCGGGTATAGCGACAGTAGATGCAAAAGGTGAATTTAAACCAATTAATCTAAAGCCAATTACTTTAGATAAGGATCAATTACAGCACGTAAATCAACGTATACTAGATTATTTTACAATGAACACATCAATTTTATCTGGAAAATTCACATCTGAAGAATGGAATTCATTTTATGAATCTGTGTTAGAACCGTTATCAATTTATTTATCTCAATCATTTAAGATTAAAATTTTTTCCAAGAAAGCAATTAAAAACGGACATACGATACGGTTCTTAGTAAACAGAGTCAAATATGCTTCTCCAGATCAAAAAATAAAGATAGTAAAAGAGATATCACCAATTGGGTTAATAACCGTAGATCAAGCACTAACTATATTAGATCTACCTCCGATAGGTGGAGAAGAAGGTGCAAAAAGAATGCAATCACTTAACTATATCAATTCAAAAATTGCGGATGCATATCAGCTCGGAAAAATTATAGGAGATACGAAAGGAGATAATGAAGATGAGCAAAAAGAAAAATAATCCTAAAGAAATAAGATTTTTTAATACTGAAAATCTAGAATGCCGAAGTCTCGAAGATGGCAAAATGATTATTGAGGGATATGCTGTTGTATTTGATTCGCCAGCGACACATGGTTATACAGAAATAATAGATAAACATGCTTTTAATGGAGCTGATTTAAGTGATGTAATCATGAAATATAACCATGATGATAGTCATTTGTTAATTGCAAGAACTAGAAATAATTCTTTACAATTAACAGTAGATGACAAAGGATTATGGGTACATGCGGAGCTTATAGATACTACAGCGAACCTAGATGTTTATAAATCTGTGAGAGCTGGCTTATTAGATAAATGGAGCTTTGCATTTACTGTTGACAAACAAGAATGGGATTACGAGAAAGACATAAGGAGAATTTTGAAATTTGATAAAATTTTTGATGTGTCATTAGTCGACGTTCCCTTTTATGATCAAACTGAAGTATATGCAAGAGATTTGGAATCTTTTTCCAAAGAAAAAGAGTTATATCAAAAATTTAAATTAGAAAAAGAAAAATTAAAAATAAGATTAAGTATATAATCCCGAAAGACATTTCTGTGAGAGAGTGTCTTTTTTCTGTGAGAGAAAAATAGGGCAATTATAGAATTGCGTGAGGCAATAAAAAGCTTAAATAGAACAAAAATAGGAGGAATTATATATGGATAAAGAAGAGTTATTAAAGAAGTTAGATGCAGCTAAGACAGAAGAGGAACTTAAAGAAATCCGTTCCCAATTAGAAAGTCTTAACAATGTAGAAGAAAAAAAGAAACAATTAATTTCAGAAATTGAAGAAAGAGATTTAATTAGAAATACACAAAATGAAATAGAAACTAGAAAGTTCGTTAAAGTTGATGAAATGAACGACAAAAAAGGTGAAAAAGCAGAAAAGCGTTCATTAGCAGAAATTTTAAAATCTCCAGAGTACAGAACTGCTTGGGCAAAGACATTGTTAAATCGTAAATTAGATGAAAAAGAAGAACGTGCATTAGGAGATGCGGTTACAACAACTGCTACAGAATATACAGCTTCTGCAGCTGAGACTCAGGGAATAAACAATGGTGGATTATTTATTCCAACAGATGTTAGAACAGACATGTTAAGAATCATTGAAGAAACATCACCATTTTTACGAGATGTAAGAAAATTGGCTGTTTCTGCAAATATCGATATGCCATATCTAAATGCTGCTGACGATGCTGAATGGTATGCAGAATTAGAAGATACAAAAAATGAAGGAGCAGAATACAAGAGCTTATCTCTAACGGGTCATGAATTAGCAAAACAAGTAGAAATTACTTGGAAATTAGAAGCGATGGCAGTAGAAGAATTTATTGCATTCATCACAAAAGAATTAGCAAATAAAATGGCTAGAGCATTAGCTACAGCGGTATTATATGGTGACGGTGACAAAAAACCTACAGGAGCTTTAAAAGATGCAATTAAAGTTACAGGTACAGAAGTAATTGAAACAATGATTAATACATATGCTCAATTACCATCTGAAATGAAAGTGGGAGCAAAAGCTTATTTATCAAGTGCATTAGCAATTCAAGTAGTTGGTTTTAAAGACAACAACGGAAATTATCCATATCTACAAGGATTAAATAAAACTGCATTATTTGAAGTTGAAGTTGATCCATTCTTAAAAGATGAAGATATGATTGTTGGAAATCCTCAAAATTATGTGTTAAATACAGTTCAACAGATTTCTGTAAATCAAGAGAAAAAAATTACTCAACGTAGAACCACTTATTCTACATATGCTATCTACGATGGAAAGCCATATCCTAAAGCATTTAACAAAGGAAATGTTAATGCGGGGTAAAATAATCCATGTATGATAAATTGTTAGTTTCTGCTAAACAATTTCTGAGCATTCTTCCAGAATCAACTATGAAAGATATTGAAATAAAATCTTTAGTTGATGCGGGAATAGCCGAGTTAGAGCGAAGTGGTATTAATACACAATATAACTATGATAAACAAAAACAAGAGTACGATAGTTTAATCAAAACTGCTATTATGATGTTTGTCAAATCTAACTTTGGAAATGTAAACATTAAGGAAAAAGAATTAGCAGCAAAAGTATTTAATAATTTAGAACAAAGTTTGTCTTTATCTGAAGGATATAGAAAAGAAGAGAGTGATGTAAAATGCAAGCAGTTGAGTTAACATTACTCTCTAATTTTTTTGAGTATGATGATATTGGCCAAAGAATTCCCAAATCGAAAGAAACAAAGGTACCTATTATAAGTGTTCAATCTATATATCATGAGGAATTTTATGAAGCTAATAAACAGGGATTGCGTCCATCAATCAAATTCATTCTATCAAGTTTAAACTATTCTGGAGAAACAGATTTGATTTATGCTGGACAAAGATATACGGTTATCAGAGATACAAGTACAAATCCAGATGAAATAACACTTATCTGCGAGAGGAAAATAGGAGATGTCTAATAAGAAAATTAGTGTTCAAGATTTATCCAGTGAAATTTCAAGGATGCTAACAGAATATGTAGATGACATAGATGAGATTGTTGAAGAAGAAACAGACAGTCTTATTAAAGAGGCAAAATTAGATTTAATTTCTAAATCACCAAAAGATAAAGGTGATTATGCTCGTTCATGGACAATTACTCAAAAGAAGTATAAAGGATTACATGTATATAACAGAATAATTCATAATAAAGATCATTATCGTTTAACACATTTATTAGAGTTTGGTCATCATGCTAAAGATGGGAGTTGGGTATCTGCACAGCCTCATATTAGATTAACAGAGGAGAAATATAAACAACAATTATCTTCTAATATTGAAAGGAGAATAAAGAGATGACGATACATGAGATAAAGAAAAAAGCTTTAGAGTTAGGGGTTAATTATGCTTATGGTAGTTTTAACTCTAATGATAATGTTAATCCGCCTTTTTTAACAGGTAGAATTGATAATGATAGTAATTTTTCTGCAGACAATAAAGTGTACTATAAAAATCATAATTTTATTTTAGAACTTACAACACAAAAAAAGGATATTTCTTTAGAGCAAAAAATTGAAGAGAAAATAATCCATGATATTTATTATGAAAAGAGTGAATCAGACAATCCAGATGAAAATATATACACAGTAATGTATTCTTTTGAAATAGAGGAGGGATAACATGACAAAAGTATCAGAGTTAAAAAAATTAGCTTTAAAAATGACATCTGCAGAGTCAGTAGATGATATTCCAGGAGATACAATTGTGGATGTCTTAAAATACATTGAAGAAAATTACAGCGAAACTTCAGGTGAGCAAGGTCCAGAAGGACCACAAGGAATTGGAGTAAAGTCAATTTCTTTAACGAAAGATAGTAGTGGAGTAATTACAGGAGGGACTTGCACTTATACGAATGATGAAACGAGTCCTATTACCGTAACTACTACAGAAGTTTAATATATAAATCTAATGCAAGAAGAGAAAAAGACTCTTCTTATTTTTTTGTAAGGAGGAAAAAATATGAAAAATAAAGTTAAATTTGGTTTATCTAATGTTCATTATGCTGTAATGACTGAGGAAGACGGAACTATCAGCTATGGAACACCTACAGCAATTCCAGGTGCTGTTAATTTACAATTGGATGCAGAAGGAGAAATAACTCCATTCTACGCAGATAACGTTACTTATTATCAAGCAAACAAAAACGGTGGTTACTCTGGAAGTTTAGAAATTGCAGATATTCCAAAATCATTTTACCTAGATGTATTAGGATATCAGGAAGACACAAATGGCGCACTAATTGAAAATGAAGATGCAGTTATTAAACCATTTGCTTTAATGTATGAGGTGAAAGGTGATGCAGTTCCAAGAAAAGCAGTATTATATAATTGTGCAGTTTCTAGACCTGGAACTGAAGCAAATACTCAAGAAGATACAACAACGCCAGCAACAGATACTTTAAATGTATCAGCTGTTGGTAGAACAGATAATAAAAATGTTAAGGCTGTTATGGAATTAAGCGATACTAACCAAACTGCATTTGATGCATTCTATGATAGTGTTTATGTACCAAAAATGGCATAATTAGTTTTTAGGAGGAATCGTTATGAAAGAAATTATGATAGGAGATCAAAAATATAAGATTGATTGTGGGGCTATTACATATGTCGATTATGAAGAAAAGTTCCATAAAAATGTTTTTGAAGATTTAAATTTTATCACTTCTTATGAAGTAGAACAGGCAAAATTGTCGATAGAACTTACAAAAAGCAATCCCGAATTATCTCAATATGAAATACAAACTTTAATTTTTGACAAGACAAAGTATAAGCTTGACGAGTATATTGATTGTATTACTAAACTGTGTTGGATTTGTATTTATTATGTTAATCCTAATATAGAAGATTATGATGTATGGTATAGAAGTTTAAAACGATTATCATTGGGTGATGCGTGGATTTCGGAGGTTATAGCCCTATTGGGCAACTGCTTTCGTTAGCAGAGAATTAGATGATGCCCTAGAAGAAATTCCTAAATCTGATAATCAGAGAAAGGATAGATTTCCAGTTCACTCTTTCGTAGCCAGTTGCCTAAAAGTAGGTATTACTTTAATTGATCTTAGAGAAAGGACTTTCGTTTCAATTATGAAAGTCCTTTTTTCTTATATTGATGTTAAAAATCAAAAACAAAAATCGGAAGTTAGAGAGGCAACGCAAGCAGACATTGATGCGTTTATGCGTTAGGAGGAATCGCTATGGCAAGTTCAAAAAAAGTAAGAGGACTGTTAGTTGAAATCGGAGGAGATACATCAAAACTAGAAACTGCCTTAAAAAAAGTAGATAAAACTACTGGGGCTTTAAATAAAGAATTAAGAGGTATAAATACCTTACTAAAATTTGATCCTTCTAATACCACTTTATTAAATCAAAAAGCAACTGTATTATCTGAAACGATAAAAGAAACTCAAACTCGCTTACAAGCGCTCCAACAAGCTCAAAAGGAATTGGATGCTGCAGGAATCGATAAAAATACATCAGATTACAGAGAATTAGAAAGAGAAATAGAAAATACTACAAGAAAAATTAAAGAACTTCAAAAAGAATCTTCAAATTGGACTATAGCAGGTAGAAAATTAGATGAATTAGGAAATAAAATTTCTTCTGTTGGAAATAAAATAGATGAATTAGGAAATAAATTAACAACAGGATTGACTTTACCTGTAGCAACTGCAGGTATTTATTTTACTAAAACAGCCATAGATTTTGAGAGTTCTTTTGCAGGTGTTAGAAAAACTGTAGATGCAACTGAAGAGGAATTTTCTGAATTACGTTCTGGAATTATAGATATGTCCAAAGAATTACCGGCAAGTGCTAATGAAATTGCTCGTGTTGGTGAAGCGGCAGGACAATTAGGAACTCAAAAGAGTGCGATTTTAAGTTTTACTAAAACAATGGTGGATTTAGGAGAAGCTACTAATATGACTTCTGATGAAGCTGCTACTGCACTTGCAAGATTTGCGAACATTACACAAATGGGTCAAAAAGACTTTGATAAATTAGGCTCAGTTATTACTGATTTAGGAAATAAACTAGCCACTACAGAATCAGAAATAGTAGCAATGGGATTACGTCTAGCAGGAGCAGGAGCTCAAGTAGGGATGACAGAGGACCAAATACTGTCTTTCGCTGCTGCGCTTTCATCTGTCGGAATTGAAGCCGAGGCGGGTGGTTCCGCATTCTCTAGAGTTATGGTTGAAATGCAAACAGCGGTTGAAACTGGTGGCGATTATTTAGAACAGTTTGCTGAAGTTGCCGGAATGTCTGCTAGTGAATTTAAAAATGCTTTTGAAGATAATGCAGCAAATGCAATAATTGCATTTGTTAATGGTTTAGCAGGATTAGACGAATCAGGTAAGTCAGCAATTACAGTTTTGAATGATATGGGATTAAGTGAAATCCGCTTAAGAGATGCTTTATTGCGTGCTAGTGGTGCTTCTAATGTGTTTAATGATGCTTTAGAAATAGGAAACAAGGCTTGGAAAGAAAATACCGCTTTGACGAAAGAAGCCGAGCAAAGATATAAAACCACAGAATCACAATGGGAAATTGCAAAAAATAAAGTGAATGCATTAGCTATTTCTTTTGGCGATAATCTTTTACCACACATTAATGAATTATTAGATGCTGTAGGAAATTTGATGGACAACTTCTCTAAGTTAAGCAAAGAAGAACAAAAGAACATATTAAAAACAATGGCTTTCATAGCTGCAATAGGACCCGCTGTGAAGATTACTGGAAAGTTCACAAATGCAGTTGGTAAAGGCGTAGAGTTTGCAGGTAAATTTAGTGAAGCAATGGGAACAGTGAAATCAGGAACAAAAGCTACTGATAAAACCGTTGCAACGTTAGCTAAGACTATTTCAGGTTTAAGTAGTCCTTTCGGAATAGCAGTTGTTGGCATTACTGCTTTTGTAGGATTAATGACAGCATTGAATAATGTAGCGAAAAAGCAATATGAAGAATTTGATAAATTAAAAGAGAAAGTTGAAGAACAAACTGTTGCAAGGCAAGAATTAATAAACACTCAACAAACTCAACTTGCTTCATCACTATCAGAAGTTAACAATGTAGATAGGTTAGCATCAGAATTACAATTGCTGGTGGATGCTAATGGGAAGGTAAATGAAGGATATGAAAAACGAGTTGATTTTATCTTAAGTGAATTAAATAATGCCTTTGGTACTGAATATAAAGCAGTAGATGGTATAATTCAACAATATGATAAATTAAATGAACAAATAGATCAAAATATATTGAAAAAGAAAGCAAAAATAATTTTGGATACTCAAGAAGAACAGTATAAGGCTGCTATAGAAAATCAAACCGCTGCTTATCAAACATTAGCTAAAGCACAAGATCAAGTAAATAAAGCTCAAACGAATTTAAATAATACTCAGAAAGAATTTGATGACTATGTTGCAAAAAATGGTAAAGATCCATTAGATCAAAGATATATAGAGTTATCTGCTGCAGTTGAAGGAGCGAATAATCATTTGCGCCAAGTAAAAGATACATATAATGAGGCGAAAGAAGTTGCGGATGGGTATTATAACGATATAATCACTTATGAAACGAATTCAGCTTTAGTAATGGAAGGTAGTGCGGAATCTCTAAATAAAGTTATTTCTAGTGTTGGAACAAGCTATGTAGAAAATGGTAAAACTATAAAATTGGCTTTAGATGATCAAATTTATAATCAAATATTAGCCACTCAGCAAGCTGAGGAACAATATAAAAAACGAAAAGACATTGCTGATAAATACGAATTAGCAACATTAGAATCAACAATGACAAATAATCAAAAACAATTAAATGAAATAATTAACGGATTAATTGCTCAAACGAGTGCCGTGAATGAAAATTCGCCTTCTGTAGTAAATGCTTGGAAAACATTAGCAGAAACTTCGAATAACACTTATCGTCAAACATTGTCTACGTTACCAGAAGACTTAAGAAATGTAATTGTAAGTATGACAGGAGTCCCTTATGAACAAGCAGAAACTGCCAATTCTAGTTTTTCTAGTTTGGCTAGTGGTCAAAAGCAGACATATAAGAACTCAATGAGCGAATTACCTGGCATTGTTTCAGAGAATATGAAAAGTATGGCCAATGCCATTAGTAAAAATTCTGATAAACCTGAAAAAGAGGCAGATAAATTATCTAATAGTATTATAAGTAAGTTTGATAAATATCAAGATTCTTATAATTCAGGATTAAACTATGTCAGAGGTATAAAAGGTGGACTTAGTGATGAAAAAGCTTTATCAGATGTACGTAATGCAGCTTCTAATTTAGCAAACATGGCTTTAGATACATTTAATAGTATTTGGGATATTCATAGTCCATCCAGGGCATCAGGAGAAAAAGCAGACATGTTAGTAGCAGGTGTAGTTGTTCATCTGAAAAAAGGTGAAAAACGGGTTGTGGATGCTACAAGAAGTCTGTCTGAGAAAGTTTTAAATGCTATGGATTTTAATTCTACAAATTTTAGTAAAATGAATAGTATTCAGGGATATCTAAATCAAAAGGTAACTGATGCTACCAGAACTATATTTACAACACCACAAATAAACTTTTACGTTCAAGAAATGGATAAGGAAAATTTGGACAAAGCTTTTAATTATATTAATAATAAGTTTGGCAGTCAGTATTAAGGGGTGATATTTTGGTAAGAAAGTTTAAATTGATAAATGAGAAAGGTCAAGAATTTTCTCTAATGGATATTCAAAATTATTGCTTACTAACTGATCCCGACGGACTAGGTTATTCGAATACTACTTCCTACGAAAAAATAGGAGATGCTTTTATTGCATATGCAAGTAGTTTGGATCAAAAGCCAATAAATGGAACATGTAATTTTATTAATTATGATAATTATTCATCTTTTGTTAATTTCATAGAAAATTCTCAAAAAATAAGTTTAAGTTATGAAATTCCATATAAAAATCAAAATTCTAAGATTTTTTATAAAGATGTAAAATTACAGGAGTTACAAAAGGCGGAAATACAACAAAATGGTGTGCTCAGTTGTCCTATTACTTTTGATATGCTTTCTCTATGGTATGAAAAGAAAGAGTATAACTATAATATGGGAGCAGGTGAAAATGAAGTTCGTTGGGATTTTAGATTTTCAAAAAGTAGATGGATTAATTATAATCAACGTCAGCTAATCTTTGATAATACAGGTCATACTGAAGCAGCCTTTAAATTGGAACTCTCTGGTGATGTTGAAAATCCTGCTATTACAATTCAAGATGAAAATGACAATGTGTTATTTGCTTTAACTATTCCTATTCATATAAATCAATATGAGAAGTTTATTTATTCTTCTATTGATGGAGAAATAGAAATTTCAAAGGAGAATGTAGACGGAACGAGAGAATCGCTATTCAAGCAAGATTATATTGATATTACTAAAAATAATATTTTTAAATTACCTCAAGGAGTATCAAAAATAACTATATCAGCTGCAGACGAAATATTATTTGCTAAATTATCTATTTTTCCGTTCTACAAATCAATATGATGCTTCAGGATGTAAAAAGCATTAAGCAAGTAACCGCAACTATAAACAATCAAATATACACTTTAGTTTATAATCCTCAAACTGATTATTATGAAATTGAAGTAGTAGCCCCAGAAGAAACTGGTCTTCATAATATTGAAATTGAATATACTTCATCTGGGCTAATTGCTACAGAAAATATAGATTTAATAGTATTAGCTAAAGAAAGTGTAAAAGTTAATTCTCATGAAATTATTGCTTATTTTTTAGATAAAGCAAATTTTGAAATTAAGGACGTAGCTCAGTTAACAATTTCTGAAATAAATCAAGATATGGAAACAAATGGCAATTCAATTTTTTACAGTCCGAAAAAATTAGAAATTGAAGAGAATGATTATATATATCTAAAAGAGGATGATAAACAATTGTTTTTTGGAATTATACAAAAACAAGAAGATGAAAATGAAAGCGGAAGATATAAGATTACATGTAAAGATATTATGGCTATGTTAGATTTTTCTTGCTTTGAAGAAGATGCTGAAATTATTAAAAACATAGGTATAGAAGATTTTCTTTCTAATCGAATATTAAAAGAGTTTGTAAATAATGATGATGATTTTGTGAATAAAAGTTATTTAGAAGTTAACGCTTTGACTCATACGCCAAAAAATATTTCTCTTACAACCTTGGCAAACATAACAAATGGAATTTATAATTTTTTAACATTTGCAAATAACGCAATAAAAAATTATGATTTACAATTTGATTTTGAGATAAAAAACAAAAAATTAATTATCAGTATTTCAACGAAAAATACAGAAAAAATATTAATTGATACGACGACCTCGGATGTATCCGAATATTCTGAAACTTTTTCTTTGGAGATAGTTTCGAAAGTAGAAGTTTATATCAAAGAAACTGAAGAAAAATATTATAGATACTTATTAAATGATAGGACTACTACAACAGATTCGGAAAATCCAAATAGGGTTATTGGTAAAGCAGAAAAAGTAGTGGTAGAAAAACAAGAAGATGCTGAGCAAACAGCTTTAGATAAATTTAAATCTAATACTTATAATCATAATATTACATTTAAAATTAATAAAAATTCAAAATTGCATGATATTCCTAGTATGAAAATTGGTACTCCAATTCAGATCAAAACAAAAAATAGCATAATTAAAGACACATATATTTCAAGTATTAAGTCAAATGATGATGAATTTTTAACAGTTGTATGTGGAAATATTCGCGTTAATTACATTGACAAATTTCTACAAGAAAGGAGAAAAAGTAAATGATAAAAGGTCATTCATATGATAAGCAATTATACTATTCAATTGCCGATAGATTAATTAATAATTTATTTTTAAATAAAACTAATGGCATAATTAATGGTCAAGGTAATTCTTGCAAACTATCATATTCTAGTAATACAGTAACCGTCGCGGACGGTTTTTTTGTTGTTCAGGGTGGAATTACAGAAGTGGTATCGAGTGAAACTATTGTCGTTACATTGAATAATACTTATTGTAGACTAGTTTATGAACTTGACATGTCTAAAGAGAATACTGATACAGAGTTTAACCAAGGTATGTTCAAATTAATTACTGGTCAAAATTCTTATCCTAGTTTAACACAGCAAGAATTAACTGAAAATGATGGTATTTATCAGTTTGAATTTGCACAATTTAAGGCTTCGACTACGGGAATAACTGATTTTGTTGATAAGCGAACATACATAGATTACGATTCTATCTATAAATTTATATCGGAGCAGATAAAAGACATAGAAAGTGGCGATTTATATGTATTAAAAAGTGATTTTGAAGAAACAAAAAATATTGTAGATAATTTAAATAATGGTCCTAAAATATCTGTAGATTCAGAAAGACCTACTCCTGAAGAAGGACAAACAATAATCTGGATTAATCCGAAGGAGTGATATAAATGAAAGAATTTGCAAGATATACAGCTTCTAGTGGCAGTTTCAGATATCATTACATTTTAAAGTGGGAGTTAGTAAAACAATATACTCAGAATAATTATTCACGTATAAAATTACAAGCCTCTATTTTAGTTGAAGGAGCAAATAATATTTCTTGGAGTAGAGGTTCTGCTACATTACATTCTAATTCGTTTGGGTTAGCTACTAGTTATCCAAGAGGAGAAACTGTAGTTTATAGTACGGAAATTAATGTAAGTCATAATTCTCAAGGAAAAGGTTCAATTACAATTAGTGGAAGTATTTCTACTACTTTTTTAATGAACGGTAGTTGCCAAGGAACTATTACATTACCTAATATTGATAGAACTGCACCTACAGTAAAGCTATCTTTAAATGAAGCTACTGAAAATGGAGCATCATTTAAATGGGAAGCAAATACAGCTGTTGGTTCATTGCAAGGAAGATTAAATGGAGGACCATGGCAAAACATTTCAGGATCTCCGTTTAAAATATCTAATCTACAAGAAGATACAGAATACACTTATCAAATTAGAGCTCAAAAAACTTCTAATAACGTTTATGGACAATCTAATGTTGTAACTTTCAAGACTTTACCTGGAACATTTGCAGAAGTTTCTATTAATGGTCTTCCTTTCAAAAAATCTGATGTATATATGATTACATCTGCCACTACAAAAAAATTAACAAAAGATGAATATCAAATTATAGTGGGGTGATATAAGTGAGAATTGTAGAAGCCAGAATAGAACCACAGCGAGTTTATCAAAAAGAAAGATTTATGATAAAAGTAAAAGTAGATAAAGTTGAATTAAAAAAATTACCAATAAGGTTATCTACACAATTTGGAGGTAGAGAGTTTGGAAAAGTTAAAAGATGATTATAAAGATTGCTCCTTTTCTGGTGAAAAGAAATATAAAATTACACAAAATACTGATGGTACATTTAGAATTGAAGATGTTACCGATTATACAGAAGAAGGAGATGAATTTGGCTCTTCGGATGTAAATGCTATAAATTCTATGATTAATAATTATGTTCCTAAAATTGGAACATGTACAGACGAAGAACTTGAAGCTGCGATAGAGGCTTCAGATTAATTCGAAAGGAGAAATATAAAATGAAAATAAGTAAACTTAAAATGTACATGGGGGGGGGGAGCTTTACAAGCTTAACCTCTCTAAAGAAAGGAGGGAGAGGCTAAAAAACAATTCTCTCTCTTCTTTGTTTTATGAGGTGAACTATGAGTAATCCTTGTTTGAAAGATAAAAATGGTGATATATTTAATCCTAAAATTCCAAGGTATGAAGGTTTAAAAGGAGTTGTTCTATTTGAAGGAAGTACAACTACAGGAGGTAATATAACTGAAAATGGAGAACTCGTTAATTTTAAAGATTATGATGCTGTATTGGTTGAAGTGAACCTTTATAACAGACAAGCTATATTGATATCAAATCCAAATTCCTCTTCTATTCAATTCTTACAAAATGATTGGGGAGACACAGTTTATTTTGTCCAAGCAATAGTGAATATGAATGAAGATTCTTTTACAATAACATCAACACAGACATACATCTATGGTGGGGATGTTGGAAAAAGAAATGGAAGTGCATCTGTAAAAAAGATTATTGGATTTAAAAAATTAATAAAATAATTGCTCATAGTTAGCTTATGCGAATATATGAATGAATGTTTAAGAGATAGACCAGATAATACTGGTAGAATTTTAAATCCACATATTCCAAGATATGAGAAGGAGTCGGTGACTTTTACGATTCAAAATACGGACGAGGTTGTTTTTTCAAACACCTATAAAAAGTTTCCATTTGATACTACAACTAATAGCAATTCTAAAAAATTTATTCTTCAGAGTGATGGATCTGTATTAATTGGTAAAGGAATAAAAAAAATAGTTGTATCTGGTTCGACTTCATTATCAGGAATTAGCGGAGAACAAATTAGGAAACTATCTATCTTTAAAAATGATAGTATTATTAATAGAACACAGATGTCGTTTGGTGGATATCATTCTTTTGTATTACCTCCAAAAACCGTTGAGGTCGTTGAAGGAGATAATATATCTATGCAAATCACTGGATCAAATAATCCATCTGGAATTGCATCTTGCGGTACAGAAATCACATTTATGACATTACAAGAAGTATGAGAGAATTAAATAGCCTATGTTATGAATAATAAAATAATTAAAATTTCTTGTGGGGGGGGGAGCTTATATAAGCTAACCTCACAGGAGGTTGTCTATGAATGACGCATTAAAAAAAGTAAATAATGAAATATACAATCCGAAGATACCGAGATACGAAAAAATTTCAAGAACTAATAAGGCAGTAGATTCGAACGGTTGGACAAAGGTAGTTGAACATGACAAAATAGTGTATTTTAAAAATTATATGTTTACTCAAAAAATAGAAGGAAACGCATGGACAGATATACCATCTCAAAATCTGCCTGTTGATATTGAAAAGTTTGATTCTTCGAGGATGAGTGCTAGTTTATCAGTTCGACATGGTGATTCTGCAGTATGTGTATTTGCATCTCTACAAAACAACGCAAATCAAATTTTTATGACTGGGCAAAACAAGTATGGTGGAGCTGTTACAAGTTCAATTGTTTGTAATTTTGTTATAACCGTTTATTCATAGACTGCTTATAAAATAAATATGAATAATGTTTTAAATGATATAAATGGGAACATTTTAAATCCAAAAATCCCAAGATATGAATCGAGAGGAATAGTTGTAACTTTACAAAATACTCAAAATATTTCACAAGGTGTGTATCTTGTGAATTTTTCAAATTCAAATTCAGATAATGAATATTTCAAACTTAATACTTCAACTCATAAGATTGAGGTATTGAAAGATTGCATCGCACTAATTTCTGGCAACTGTTTTGTTGATGGTGCTGGAGGAGATGGCTATTGTTGGGGAGAAATATTTGTTAATGAATATGTTCAGACAAGTCAGCTTGAAAGGATTATTAATCGAGATTATGTTAACACACCAATTCCAGCGAAAATAGTTAATTTAAAAGTAGGAAACGAAGTGTATATGAAACTGGACTATGCATCTAGTTCTGGTAATCCAAAGATTCGTGCACAAGCTGATACAACGTTTTTATCAATTGTAAAAATTTAGGAGGTGAGATATGAAAATTACTGTAGACGTAAATAATGTCAAAATAGATGAACTAAATGTTTTCCATAAAGGAGAATATAATGTTAATAATTTGCAATTTTCTTTTTCATCAGATTATACTGATGACTTAGTTAGTCGTGCAGTATTTGGCATAAATGGTGAATTAATCTATACAGCAATCATAAACAACCAATGTATAATTCCTGAAAAAGTCTTGTTACATAATGGTGACGTTTTTTTAGGAGTTTATGCTTACAATATTCAGGATGGTAAATTATCTTTAAGATATTCTCCTCAACCAACAAAATTTTATATATTTGAAGGCAGTTATGATAATGATATTTCGGAGCCAGAAGAAATAACTCCATCTCAATTTGATCAATATATAAAAGCGATGAACGATGGATTAAATAAAGTTGAAGAATCTTTAACTAAAATGGATTCAGCAACTTCTTCAGCAAATGACTTAGTCGATGACATTAATCAAAAATTAGAAAATGGGGAATTTAACGGTACAAACGGTAAAGACGGTGTAGGAATTGCTTCTATAACAAGTGGACAGTCAATTCAACAAGATGGTAATACAGTAACACCAGTCACAGTAAATAAAACAGACGGAACGCAACAGACATTTAATGTTAGTGCTAAAAATGGTATAGACGGTATTAATGGTACTGATGGTAATGACGGAGTAACACCTAATTTACAAATTGGAACTGTAATAACACTAGAACCTAATGAACAAGCAACGGTAACACGTACTGGTACAGCCGAGCAACCTGTTTTTAATTTTGGAATACCTAAAGGGCAACAAGGCGAGCAAGGAATACCAGGACAAGACGGACAACCTGGGCAAGACGGTGCAGACGGTAAAGACGCCACAATAAACGGTCAAAATACAGTCGAAATAACCACAGACAATAATATTACACTAGACCAACAAGAAAGTGTCTTAGAACTAGGATTAAATAGTCAATTAATACCTAAACAAGATGTAGAGGGAACAGACAATACATTTGATGATGGATTAAAAAGTCCATTATATGATTTAGGTGGAGATGGTAAGAGCGAACAAGTTGTTAGTGATGGTAGTAATTTACTTGATATAAATTATAGTGAATTTCCTAAAAAATCTAATGATGACTTATTAAATTGTGTTGTAAATGATGACTTTTCGTTCACAGTAACAGGAAATAAGAGTGAAGGAACATTCAGTAATATAGATTTCAACTTAAATTCAAATTTAATTATAAATCAAGGAACACAGTACTACATAAACGGTGTTACTTTGAAATTATTAAATCAAGAAGGTTCGTTTGTTAAAAATCAATCTGGAAATTTTGTTTCCGATGGTAATTACATTGTTAAAGGTTTTTATTGGACAACAAACAAAACTGGACAAATAAATGAAATATTAAGACCTTACTGTGGTACTGTTCCTTTTAACGAAGAAACGTATTATAAATACACAGGAGGACAGCCAACCCCATCTCCAGACTACGAACAACCAATAAACAGTATAGAAGGTAGTGTAGAGTTTGCTTGTAGAGGGAAGAATTTGTTTGATGGTGTAAATCAAAATTATTATTTAAATAATGAAGTGTATCGTTGTGGATATGCTGTAGGAGATAGTGGTCTTGCAATAAATGTGTCACAATATAGTCAATTGACTGTTTCAACTCAAAGTATTCAAGAAAGGTATAGAGTTGGTTGTGTTGATTCTTTACCTACTGGAGCAGGTTCTAGCGAAGTACCAGTATTTAACGGGGTAAATAAAGATGGAACAAATGATTCTATCATTGTTGATACTACGGATTACAATTATTTAATAATAAATGCTACCAATTTAAGTGTTATTCAAGTGGAAGAAGGTTCTGTTGCAACGGAAATCGAACCATACATAGAACCAAACGAAGTAACCTTTAATCTAAATGACGAAAAACTACGCTCAGTTGGAGATGTAAAAGATGAGTTAGTTGTTGATTTAGATACTGGAGATTATTATAAACTTAAAAATATAGAACATATAGAAAGAGCTATATCAAATATGGGTCCAAGCGAAAATTTTCCAGGATGGGATGATGTCGAAAAAATAAAAGATTATTTCCCTAACGCAAATAATAATCTAAAGGATTTAACTAGTTATAGTTCTAATATATGCTTAGAAGGTAACTTTGTAATAGGAATAGCTACAATCAATAATTCTACCTTATGGTTATACCAAGGACACTTTAATATGAAACGTAAAGATTGGCAAGAAAATTATCCAGATTTAATTTTCAAATTAGACTATGTAATACCTAATACAGAGACAATAAAACTAGGTACATTATCAGCAGAAGATTTAGCAAAACTAAAAACGTTTAAAGGTTATAACAACGTAACTATTAATACTAATCTAGGACTTATGAATATAAGATTTACTTATGGGTTAGATATTAAGAAGTATGTTGATAACAAAATAGCAGAACTTTCTGCACAATTAATAAAGGGAGAGTGATTTTATGTTTAACATTTTCAAAAACGTAATTGAAACAAGTGATTTTGATTTAAGAGATATTCTTAACAAAATCGAAGAAAGCTATATCAAATCTAGTCTTTCTAAAGAAGAACAAGAAGAACTTGAAGAAATGGCTAGACAACACGCAAAACCTGAAAATTCGTATGCTAGTCTACAATCTCAAATTGACGATTTAGCAAGAAGAATTGAAGTATTAGAAGGACAAAGCGAAACTGAACCAGAGCCAACAGATGAATATCCTGCAGGATGGGAAGAGGTTGAAGAATGAAAGAAAGAAAAGTGTTTCCCATTATGTTGTTTATCGTATTAGCAATGCTTATATTTAATTTGGCATTTGCTTTATATGAGTATCTCGAATTTCAAGATAGAGTGCAAAGTGGTAATAATCGATGGGAGCAAGTTGAAGAAAGAATAAAAAAGATTGAGAGGTGTTGTGGCTGTGGAAGAGATAGCTAAGCTAATTGCCAACTACGGAGTTTCTATTATTATAGTAACTCTTTTTATTTGGGATTGGTTTACAAACAAAAAAGATATGAAAGAGACAATAGAGGTCATAAAAGACACCTCAATTAATATTTCAAAAAGCCTTGATCTATTGCAAAAGTCAATGGACAGGCATGATGAGAAATTAGATAAATTATTAGAGAGCGAAAGGAAGTAGATAATAATGAAAGAGAAATTAGCTAAATTAATTGACTTAAAAAGTATTGTAACAATAATTATGACCATTGCTTTAGTGTACGGGTTTATCGCTAGCAAAATACAAGCAGACCAGTTTATTACTTTAGCAACCATGGTATTTATGTTTTATTTTCAGAAGAAAAAGGAGAGTGAGTAATATGACAGCAAAGGAATTTTATAACCAACAAGTAGGAAAAGCAGTAGACATTGACTACGCATATGGAGTTCAATGCGTAGACTTGTTTAAATTATTTACAAAAGTAAATTATAATGTTTGGCAGTATAACTGTGGTAATGGAATAGCAAGTGGTCTTTGGTTGAATAGAAAATCAAAACCATATTATAAATATTTTGATGAGGTTAGTGTTGATAATTTGCAAGATGGAGATTGGTGTTTCTGGACTAAAGGATCTAAAGATTGCCCAGATAGCCATGTCGCCATGTATTATCAAGGTAAATTCTTTGGACAAAACCAAGCTGGTGTTAAAGCAGCAACATTAATAAATATCGACAAGCAGGGAATTTTAGGTGTACTAAGACCTAAAATGTATCAAGGCACTATTGACCAAGGAACTGCTACTGGAGCAGACCAATTGTTATTCGTTGGTTCTAAAGTTAGATTTAACGGAACATTCAAGGCAGATATATTAAAGAGCCCTGTATCTAGCAATCTATTTGGTTGCACTCAACTAACAGGAGTATCATTTGCCGACTATAAAGCAGAAAGATGTAAATCTTATCATTGGATTCCAACAGGACCATTTACTGAATGTGACAAAAACGGTAATGCAACGAAAGACCAAAGATTAACAGGTGGACAATCTTATGTTAAAAACGATACTATCTATACAGTTAAAGAGATAGATATCCCAACTAACTCAGCCAAATTAAATGTTAATGGCAGAGACGTGTGGGTATTCTCAACATATTTATATGAAGTTGCTAATTCGTAA